CTTATTAAAAGCACCTGAGCCAATTAAGTCGTCGAATATAATCCAATTGACGTTTGGTTTCATGTCTCCAAATACTTCTTCCGGTGTCATATAATCCTTCTCTTCTAACATATCCAGTTCCTCATAAGTTAATCGGTCAATATTTTTATATTTTAAAAATTTATCATAAACTTTTTTATATAATATAAATTCATCATACAGTTCTGCTTTGGCTTTTACATCATCTAAAATGGATGAAAGTAGTTCATCGGTATATTCTAAATGAATATCTTCTTCTTGGTCTAATGACTTTAAAATCTTATAAACTTCATTTGCTCCTGATGAGGCAGTTGGACAAATAAGGATGGTTCTCATCTCATATTCAATTCCATCATCGTCTTTTATTTTACTATTCTCATACATCCTTAGTAGTTCGCATAACTTATAAGTCTTACCCGTCCCTTTACTTCCGATATAAAGAGACGTATTAAATAAAATTGGTAATGACTTATTGCTTGATTGCGGGACATTCTTTTTCTTTACGACGATTGGAGTATCATCAATATTTGATACTTGTTTTTCAATAATCATCCTTTACTCTATTAATAATTATTATTATTTTGCGCGTGCCCCGCTTATGAAAATAATTCATTTAGGAGTCGTTTGCTGTTTGCTTCAACTAACTTTGCTTTCATTTCATTACGATTGATTTTTAACTCCTTTTTCATTTTTGGGATTTTAACAATCTCTTCTTGGACTTCCTCATCCGTTTCGCTTTCCTCGATTTCAATTGTTCGCTTTACAATCTTTTTACGACGGTTAGCAGGCACACGAATAACTTCTTCAACAATCTCAGGTTCTAGTTCTTCTTTTAGACCATCCATATTAAATATAGTCTCTTCAATTACGGGTTTTTGCTTACGAGAGTTTCGTTTAGGCTTCTTCTCTTCAACTACAACGGCTGATTCTTTCTCAGGAGCGACAAATTCATATTCGGTAGTGCCTTGTGCTTGTCTTTTTAGTTTTGCTTTTTCTGCTTTGGCGGCTCTTGCTTTGGCTAATAATTCAGCACGATTCAATTTTTGTTTTTTAGGGGCTTCTTCATAATATTCTTCCATTGTCTATAATTAAATTATAGAAAAAAATAAAAAAAAATAAAATTTGGTTTGCTTAATATCTTCCAACAACTTTTAGATTATTGATGCTTATCAATTCGGGATGGTCTTTTACTTGATGGTATTGGAGTGTCTTATGTATGGCTAAGTTTCTACCTTCAAAATACCAGTTATAAGGCTTGGGATGAAACTCAAATGGGTCAGCGAACTTCTGCTGCCCGCTTCTGGCATAATTACGAGAACGGTTTTCGGCTTGTTGAAACTCAGATTCATTTTTATAAGTATTAGCGACGCAGAACGGTCTTGTATTTCTCATTTTATTTTCTGCTACGGCTATTTTACTTATTTTATCATACACAATAGGAGCACGATAAGCACTTACTTCCATCTTCTTTATCTACATTTAGTTTAGATATAATTTATACGACCATTATCTGTCTTCCAGGTTTCACTTGGAGAAGTTTAGTTAGGCGAGCATAGCAAACTGGGACGGCTGTTTGTGAATTTGAGCCACCTGAGAAGTTGGCTTCCCATGTGATAGTTAGAGTTGAGCCGAGAGAATTGAGACCAGAAACGAAGAATTCTTTATTATCTTGGATAGTAAGGTCAGTAATATGAGCGAAATAATATTTACAGAAATGTACGAGGGAGAAGATACAAGGGTTAATACCAGTCATCATGTCTTGTTGGTTATAACCTAAGGCTTTCATGGTTTCAAGATAAATTTCTTTTGGTGTTAGATAACCGTAGTTGATTGGTCGGTTGTTAATTGAGATTCTGCTTTCGCGAATGGCTTGTGCGTTACGAAGGAAGAAATAAGACTGAGCGAAACCGTCACCAAGAGCCTCAGTTCGGATTGAGCCAGTGTTATTAACTAAACCAAGAGGATTAGCAATTATTTGAGACATATTATAAACAGTAGCACCGGCATCATTAGAACCGTAGATGATAAGAGGACGCCAAACAGTGTTAGCATCAGTCTTTTGGAGGGTACAGATGATTTGGTCTAGTGAATTGGCTGATACATTCCATGAGACGTTTAAGCCTGATGACTTCGTGAAAGAGGCAAAGCGAGAGTTTAGATAAGAGTAGAAACCGATATTTAGTCCGCTTGATGCTAGTTTAGATGCTTTTAGATTATAATATTCATCACTTGCGAATGAGATTACATCAACGGTAGCATATACATCATCAAGAGTGAAAGAAGCACCAGCGAGGGTTTGAGCAGTAGCATGGATGGTTGCTGGAAGGACGTTAGGAGTTGCCATTTGAAATTGAATAAAAACATCACCAAAATCAGAAGTGTCAATTGTAGAAGGAGAGCAAGAGCCTAAGAAACCGAGCCAGTTACAAATCGCCCCATCAATTTTAGAAGGAGCAGCAGTGCCAGTCGCAAAAGCATTAGCACCGACAAGAGCAACGTCGGCAGTAGTAGTTGGGTCAGCAGAAGTGAAACGAAGAGTTGGGTCATAAAATTCAGTTGAGGCTGAGCGTTTGGCTAATTGTTCGCTACCACATTCAAGGTCAAAAAGTGTGTTGTAAAGGAAATTATAACTGGGAGTTATGTCTATTGTATTTCCGTTTACGACGATTGAAATACGTTCAATGAGAGAAGATGAAAGACGAGGATGTTGGAAAGTTCCAGTTGTTCCACTTGTAGTGAATTTATAAAAGAAGTTAAAAGTTTTTAAGTCCACAAGTGAGTTATTTGGTAATTTTAGAGTGATGATATCGTTTGCGGTAATGCCGGTTTGGCGGTCAGGAGTAATCTTGACTCCAATACGAGACATATTACCAACTAAGGAACGAATACGATAAGACAAAGATGTCGGGAAACCTGCTGAAACGCCCTCCATTATATTAATCTAATCTTATATGAGATAATATTTTTGTAATGATTAAATTGGTCGTTCGGGCAGGTTTGGAAATTCAAAATTAATAACTTCATCTCTTTGAAAGTAATCTCGTAATTCTTGTCGATAAACTTTCATCTTTTCTAAGTCTTCGGCGCTAATAGGATAATCAACAATCATATATTTATCACTTTCAAATAAAAGATTATTTCGTTTATGTCTTAATTCATTTAAAAAAGGGTTAGTTGATAACATTTCTATTAGATAATAATAAATTAATTTGTTCTTGTTGTCGTTCAATTATTTCATACAATTCTTGGATGGCTTTGGTATTTAAAGCGATGAATGAGTTATAATCAAGGCTTTTAGCATCTTCAACTTTCTTACCATAAATTAAGAAAGGTTCATTAATTTCACAATCAACCTTAAATTCAGTTGGTGATATTATCTCCGTTACTTTACCATAACGACGTTTATAACGATTATGGTAAGGCGTAGAATCTAAAATAAATTCTTGATTTTCTTTATTATTATTATCACAAACTAATTTAAGTTCATCGCCAATTTCAATCTTACCAGTTAAATCATCATTAGCAGTTATTATATTGTCTTTACAACTTCCATAAGTATTAACATTAGCGATATAATCAGTTTGTGTAAAAACTAATTTCTTTAATTCTGGTATTTCTTCAATATCTTGTGCAATAAAACCATATTGAAATCTTACATCTTTATCATCAATAACATCAAATGATTTCGGTTTAAGTTTTTTAATAGTTTCTAATGCTGTAAAATCTTCAATATTATTTTTACTTCGTTTATCTGAAATTTCGCTCATTGTGCCGTTCTGTGTTCCGTTTAAGTACCAATAACTAGCAAGACCAGTAGCACCATGAAAAAATGTAAGACTATTCGCAACACCATTTGTAGTTCCTGTATATATATTCCAATAATTATTAGCATTAATATTTAAGAAATACCCAAAATTACCATCACAATAAACAGACCTTGCCGCCCTAATATTACCATTATTTTCAACTTTTAGAACATCTGTTAATTGGTCGGTGCTTCTAAAAATAAAACCTAAATTACCACCAGCGCTGAAATAAGTTCGCCCATTTGTCTCATAATACATTCTATAAACATTATCATAACTCCGTTGCCAAACATTATTTACAAAAAATATTTCACCATTCGCAGCAAGTCTCATTCTTTCACCGCCATTAGTATTAAAAGCAATCCAAGAATTATTTACGGTAATTCCAATAGGATTATTACCATTTTGAAAAATAGTATTACCAGTATCCTCTCCATTAATTCTAAGACCACTTCCAGAACCATCACCACCAATATTAGCATAACCTTTTACTTGAAGAGCGTAATTACCATCCCATCCATTATTTTGAGTTATTTGAACCAAAGGCTGACTATAACCATTTGTTCCTCCTGCTATTGTTAATACAGTAGTAGTTGATTTATAAGAAGTCGTATTCATTCCAATATTAACACCATTAGCGCCTAAATATAAATTACAAATGGTTAATTGCTTACGAGTTAAACCATCA